GGATTCTATATATGCAATCAATGTAAATAGAGCTAGAATGCGCGAAGCCTTAGATCCAGGGAATATTGAAGTTAATATAGCCGCTCTTTCAGGATCAATATTCATTGCAAGTAGTGCAATGCAATATCATACTGGCAGTAATGTGAAGCTTAAGGGTGATGGTGCAGTGATACGGTTAATTGATGATTCAAGCATAGCTGCAGCTACAATCAAGCAATCGGGTGAAGTATATAATATGGTTTCCGGGACTATTGAAGATGGAATTTACAATGCTTCAAGTCCGGTATATTATGGACAGCTATTCAAAAGAAAGGGTATTATTATATTAGATGGTGCTATGCTTGATGCGAGCGCATCATTCGGAACAGTTACCTCGCGTGAAACAAATGGTGATAATTCATATAAGCTGTTTACAGCAATGTCAGGAGCAGCACAATTCACAGATGCAAGTGGTGATTATTTAGGATTCCAAGGAAGATCTGAGGAAAAAGTTAAATCAACACACTATTTCGTAAGAGTAAAAAATGCAGATTATAACTTTAGTAATAATCCAACATTTGTTACAGGCAGTGAGGGCGATTTAAGGCATGCTGAAATGTATACTGATCCAAAAGTATATGTTACCGGTGTTGGATTATATAATAATGAAAAAGATCTCGTTGCAGTTGCAAAATTATCACAAGCAGTGAAGAAATCATTCAAAGAAGAAGCACTTATAAAAATTAAATTGGATTTTTAAAATTCAAAGTTTAATAAATGTGTATTATGGAGAAGGTAATAAATTAATATGGCCCAAACAGTCACTATAATTACGCCTCGAGGGCAAAATATACAATCAGTAGTTCATTCTCCTGAGGAAATTAACAATGTTGTTAGTAGCCTAAATCCGGACATATATGAAGTAAATATTGATGTGTTGAATGATGCTGCTAATAAATTAGATGCTGTTTTTCAAAATATAGCGATTACCAGCAATCAAGCAAGCCTTTATCAAGCAAGTGGGTATTTTTCGTTAAATAGTACACAGTATAATGATTGCTTTTTTGTATTGACACGGAGGCCCGGAGAAGCATTAACAGGTTTATTTGGACAAGGCCCGGCTGGTGGTACTGTGCAATTTGCTCGCCCAACAATTCAAACAAGTGAAGATTGGCGAAAAATTGTAATATATTGCATCCGACCACGTACAATATCAGCACCACCACCGCCACCAATAGGACATGGACAAGTATTTATTCCATTCTATTCGGATGATCTTCTTGTAGATCGTGAAATTACCACAGAGGCACTTTGGTCTAATAACAATGCGTATCTTACTGCACCTGCAACAGCTAGCCTGGCAATATCAGCTTCTGTTAATTATTGTTTAGATGTATATGATACAGATCCTGATTCTGACCCTTGTTCCGAAGTGCAATTCAGTATCGTTTATGCAGATTATTCAGGTAGTGGTGACACAGATGCCGGTGGTCTTGATAATGAAACAGTAACAAAGGCTCTATACTCACAATATGCAAATGTCTTGTTACCAAAAGGACAAGATAAATTCTCAATTGATGGTATCGACCAAGATTATGTATATATCATTGACGTTAAGCGTGCACGATATAAAGATTTATTAGATCCGGGAAATCTACAATTGACGCTATCAAGAGTAGGTTTTAGTTCCGATGCAAGTAATAGTATATTAGCAAATATGCAAACCGGCAGTGCACTTCCTGGATCAAGTACATTTATAGATGATTCTGGAAATGATCCATTACCATTTAATTATGTTAATAAGACATATAATTTGAAAATTGGTACTATAGAGGATGGTATTGGTTCTGTACCAACAACACCCTCAGCATCTGCAGATACTGGTTCGTTTGGCCTTGTATATCCAAATCATGGAATGATAGTATTATCTGGAACTAAATTGGATTCTGAATTAGGATTTAATACAAATCGAAATACGCAAGTAAATGGATATAATACATATAGATTATATCATTCATTGAAATTAGTAACAGATAATGCATTAACTGATACGTCAGGTGATGCTTTAGGATTCTACGGCCGCGCGGTTTCAATGAAACACAACAATATGTGTTTTGTGCGAGTCCGTAATTCGATACTAAATCATTCAAACAATCCAACATTTGTTACCGGTAGTGAAGGAGATATTTCCAGTAATATGCTAAATACTAATGAAAATAAAGCGTATTTTACATCAATTGGTATTTATAATAATGATAAAGATTTGTTAGCGGTAGGTAAAATATCAAAACCAATTCTCAGCACGAATTGGGATGAATCATTATTCATTGTAAAAATACGACATTAAACCATGAAGTTGCGCACATTACTACGGGAAGTAAGTCAAAAAATTAATATCGGTACCAAAAACCGAGATCAATTTGATGATTTATTTGAATTTTTGTATGAGAATAAAATTCGTCATAAAATAATTCATGAAGAAAATGGAAGGTTTGTTATAATGGTGTTTGTTGATGACCTGATTAATATAGTTGGTGATAATTTTCAATCATCATTAAAGGGAGATTTTCCTGGAATATCATTTTATTAATTAAAGGTGGCAATTACATGGCAATCCCAAAGACATTTGAATCAATAAAGGCGAGGGATTTTACTCTTACTCCGATAAAAGCACATAAGGAGTTTGTAATAGCATCCACAGAATTGGAAACTACGAGTTCTGGGTATCTTCTATTAGATGGATTATATTCCGGGGTAATTACACCCATTGGATCTGCAAAAGCTCTTAACGATCCAAAAAACACAATAAACGACAGCTATAAACACGTTATTTGGAAGCATATTGATAATCTATATTATCGACGAGGATACGAACCGGGATTCACAATGGAACATAGTAATCAACGGTATGTTAAAAAATTCTTGAATATAAGTGCATCAATGGTTTCTATTCCATATTTGGATTTTGGTGAAAAAATAAAACCAGGATCAGTATCAATTACAAATTCTGATCTAGGGATTACGGTAGTTGATGATAAGAACGGCAATTTGTATGATTCAAGCATAGATTCAGATATTCCGTATATTCCTAAATATGCAAACATTTCATATTGGGGATTTAATTCCATATTTCGTGACTTTAAATATGTTGAAGGTACAATAATAAATGGATTTTATGAATACGAATCAAATGCATTTTCAACTGCAAATGTAAAAAGTCGCATTTCTAACGTAAAATTTGAAAAAAGGCAAACAGGCTCGCTCGCTGCAAGTGAACCTGCTTTTGCTGGTATGTGTGCCGCATTTCAAAACGGATATATATTAACACCGCATAATAAGCATTATAATTTTGACAATACAGATGAATTTACGATTTCTTTTTGGATTCGACCACATCAGACATCAACAACAGGTAGCGTAATTAGTAAAAGAGGTACTATTTTTAAAGACCAATTAGGCAATTTAGATAAAATTAGTTTATCGAGTGGTGAAATTAAAAAACAGATACACATTTCTTCAAGTTTTGTTGATGAATCTATTGACCGATATCCATTTGACATACAGTACGACGGAACATCTAACATAATCTTTACCAGATCGGATGGTACAAGACAATCACAAATAAGTTTACAATGCCCACCTGATCAGTGGAATCATGTGGCAATAACAAGATACAGCAGTTCAGAGGGTAAGAAAATATCGATGTATGTAAACGGCACACTAACAGGATACTCCGGATCTGTAATTGATGCTACAGACAATCCGCTAAATAATCATGGCTTAATGTTTGGCGCTAGAAATATGGCATTATCTGAGGCCTTTAGTGGATCTCTTGATGAAATACGATTTTGTGATCGTGCGTTTTATTCTGGCAGTAGCTTGGACTCTGCATTTTACGAAAAATTATCTAATGATGCTAATTATTTACATAATACATCTGTTGTCGGAAATGTATTTTATCGATCTGGTAATATTGTAATATCTCCGATAAATCCAAGATATAAAAATTTACTATCTGGTAGTTTTTCACTTTCTTATCAAGGGACACATACGATATATCAATATGAAGCGCTTTGTAGAATTCGAAAAGGGGCATTCAATGTTACAAGAAACCCAACTGCATTAAAATCACCAAAATCAAATATTGTACTTGACGATTTTACTGGCTCTTTGAGTCCATACGCGACAAGTATAGGTTTATATAATGACTCGAATGAACTTGTAGCTGTAGCTAAATTATCCCAACCTCTACAGATGCGCGATGATGTTGATTTAAATATTATGTGCCGCTGGGATGTTTAATATATATTATTAAAAAAAGATCTCACGATCGGATAATAGAAAGAGGAAATACATGAAGAAGTTGAAAGATATATTAGTATCAGAATCTCTAAAATATCACATTAATCGAAAAATACCCATGATGGAAAATGTATTTAGATTTGCATCAACCGCGTATTTCGATATCATATCAGAGGCAAAAAAATTATACAAATCTGGAAAATATATACCACTAACAGAATCAGAAAAGGATTTTCTAAATTCAGAAATTGGGGAATTTGGGATATATGGTGGTGAAAAAGTGCCATTAGATCTTCCAATGATAGAAACAGAACTATTAGATGAAGCAGAATATCAGGGCAGGGATGTTGAGTTAAATAAACCTAAACGTGGAGGTAGTAAAAAGTTTTATGTATATGTAAAAGATCCAAAATCAGGCAATGTGAAAAAAGTATCATTCGGTGCAGCAGATGGCGGAGGTAAACTTTCAGTAAAATTTAAAGATCCAAAACGCAGAAAGGCATTCGAGGATCGACATAATTGTAAAGATAAAAAAGACAAAACAAAACCAGGTTACTGGTCATGCCGTCTGCCGAGATACGCTAAATCATTAGGATTGGGTAGTAACATGAATACGTATTGGTAAAACTATATAATGTAAAGTGAACAAACCGTACACGGAAAAATCAAATGACGGATATATTATTAGGAAAATTTCTGCTAATATAGACGAAATGGAATTGATATGGCACCAGGACAAAAGAAACAGAATAGTCGAGATTATTTCCGGAAATAATTGGCAGTTTCAATTTGATAATGAGTTGCCTGTTGAAATAAATGCAGGAGATGTATTACATATTCCTGGTGGTAAAATACATAGAGTAATACGAGGTACTACAGATTTAAAAATTAAAATACAAGAATATGACAGATAGTCATTGGTTTTACAGAAATAAAAAAATATCAGAAGTACCAGAAAATTCATTTGGTTTTGTGTATATGATAGTAAATATGTTAACCGGTCAAAAATATATTGGCAGAAAATATTTTTATTCCACACGCAGAAAATCACTTACAGCTAAACAAAAAAGAGAAGGTAAAAAAAGGCGAACACGAGTCACAAAAGAATCTAATTGGCGCGAATATATGGGCTCATCAAAAACTTTATTAGCTGACATTGAAAGATTGGGTAAAACGAACTTTGAGTTTAAAATATTGATATTTGGAGAAACAAAAGGTCAGGTTAATTATTTGGAAATGAAAATGCAGTTTCTTTATGACGTATCAATTAATCCAGCATTTTATAATGATACTATTGGTAGTGGTAAATTTGCATCAATAAAAGATCCAACATTATTATTTGAAAATATACAAGAAAATTTGGATTTCTAAAAAATAATTCGTATATTATAAGGATGGTTTCAGATATACTTAATCTTCTTGAGTCCGTAATAGGAACATATAGCAGAAAGTCAAAAGGCAACGTTGCATTTCATTGCCCATTTTGCAATCATGCTAAACGAAAACTTGAGGTTCAAACTGAAACATATGCTTGGCAATGTTGGGTTTGTGGTGCTAAAGGTCGTAGCCTATATACATTATTAAAGCGAGCTGGTGCCAGTAAAGCCCAATTAGATAGGTTACAATCGATATTACCCAAAAAACGCAGGAAATCCGTAGAATATACCGAGGACGTTCCTAAAATCTGTAAATTACCAGATTCATTTATTCCATTATGGAAACCGAATAGAAAAAATTTCTTTTGGAATACTTGCATGGAATATTTACAATCTCGGGGGGTGACATTATATGATATATTAAAGTATCGAATAGGATATTGTACAAGCGGCCGATATAAAAATATGATTGTGTTTCCAAATTACAATAAAGATGGACAACTAACATATTACACCACCAGAAGTTTTATGCGTTCTAATTCAGCAAAATTTATAAATCCGCCATTAAGTCGAAATATTGTTGGTTTTGAATTACAATTAAATTGGGAATTGCCGGTGATATTAGTTGAATCTGCATTAGATGCAATCACAATAAAAAGAAATGCAAGTCCATTATACGGTACAGTATTATCTAAAGCACTAAAAGGTAGTATTATTGAAAATGGTGTTAAAAAATTATATTTGGCATTGGATTATGATGCGTTATCTAAATCTATAGATATTGCAAGGTATTTGATGAATTTGGGTATATCTGTACATTTTGTAAAATTGGAAAATGGAACTGATCCAAATTCATTAGGATACGAAAAAATGTGGAATCTAATTAATTCCACAGAAGAGTTGACAGAAGATGAGTTATTTGACTACACAATAAAAAAATCATTATTTGTATGAGTGGAGTGAGTGTTGATAAAATATTTCATATAGCCGATATTCATATTCGAAATTTCAAAAGGCACACAGAATACCGGGCAGTATTTAAAAAAATGTATCGGTATTTAAAGAAACACGCAACAAAAAAATCACTAATATATTTAGCTGGGGACATTGTTCATTCAAAAAATGATATGTCTCCGGAATTAGTAAAAATGGTATCTGATTTTTTAAACTCGTGTGCAAACATAGCACCTACCGTATTAATAGCAGGTAATCACGATGCAAATTTAAACAATGATGCCAGGCTAGATGCGTTAACACCGATTGTTGATGCAATTAATAATCCAAATTTAATGTATTGGAAAGATACGGGTGTTTATGAATATGGCGGCATAATGTTTTCTGTATTTTCAGTATTTGGAGATCCTAACCAGTGGATATTAGCAGATGATATCGATGGCGCTTATAAAATTGCATTACATCACGGTGCAGTATCCAGCGCACTTACTGATTTGGATTATGAAATAACTAATGAGTTAATCACACCGTCTATATTTAAGGGATTCGATTTAGGTTTATTGGGTGATATACATAGAACACAGTTTTTAGATAGTGAAAAAACGGTCGCTTATGCAGGATCATTAATCCAACAGAATCATGGCGAAGGCTTAGTTCATGGATTTATGGTATGGGATGTTCAAACAAAGTCATGTGAATTTGTTCAAATAGAAAATAATATAGGATATGCAACGTTAGAAATTTCGGACGGTTCTATAATAAATGACGATGCTTACATTAATACATGGCCGAAGAATATAAGATTGCGTATCAAATACAGTAATACATCTTATAAAGAAGTCCAAGCAATATTTAAAAACCTTAAGAAAAAACACAAGTTTCTTGAAACAACATTGTTAAAGATTAATGATTATGAATACAACTCCAATGAAAAAAATACAATATTGGGGGATGTTCGTGATGTAGAATATCAAAACAAGCTAATAACAATGTATTTGGAATCAGGCAAGCACGAAACAGCAGCAGACCCAGACTCAGTTCGTCATGCAAATCGTGTTATGAATTCCAAATTGGAAAAAAATGAAGTAATTGTCCGAAATGTTGTTTGGAAGCCGCTGACTTTTGAATTCGATAATATGTTTTCGTATGGTTCGAACAATAAAATAGATTTTGCGAACTTTAAGGGGGTTAAGGGATTATTTGCACCAAACGCATCTGGTAAATCTACATTGCTTGATGCAATCACATATTGTCTGTTTGATAAATGTTCAAGAACATACAGATCTAT